ATAGCCTCCATGATTAGAGAGTGTGGTATCAAACTGTCACCTATATCTAGGAACTCACCCTCTACCTCTTGTACAAACTCCTCCTTTGTAAGTTTCCTAATCTCATCTACAAACACTGGATCCTCCTGAACTAACGGGTTCTCGGTAGATTTTACATGAAATTCAGTCCACATACCATCTGGGTTTAATGGTTTTGAATTCATGCAAGCCTCATAGAAATACCCTGCCTTACTGAATGGTGTACTTGTTAGCCACACCCTAGCCTGAGTAGCCAAACCTGATGGTAGGAAAGCCTTTAGTATATCTGTCTTTATAAAGGAACATTCGTCTGCTATTATAACATGAGGAGAATATCCCCTAAGAGTAATACCTGTTTCACCAGTAGCCCTAGTAATTATGGTTGTTTTACCTGAGCCATCTAGAAAATTCATACTAATCTCTGTCTGAGTATCCCTCACTACATATCCTCTAAGGAATTCGTTCTTCATTATCAAACCTCTTATTCTTCCAAACATAATAGATGCCTGATTTTGTGTAGGTGCTGCTATAAGTATGATACATTCATGTTTAATTGTCTTTAACATTACTGGTGCAAAGAAAGCAAAATGTATAGTCTTTACTGCTGTTGACATGGTTTTACCCACCTGTCTGCCTGACCTATATACTATGAATCTCTCATTACAGTTTACATATTTCTTATTATATGGAAAGAGTTTATGATCTAAAAACACCTCACTAAACAAACTTGGATCTTTGGCACAGTCTGCGATAACTTGCATGAAGTTTTGCCTCTCTTCTAATACTTCCTTTTGTGGTCTAGCCATGACACTTACACTTACAATCCATCATCTCTGCTATAATCTCGTCTGTACAATGACCACATTGAAAACAACAATATCCCCTAGTCATGGCAATTACACTCGCAATCCACTTCTCTAATATAAGACACTTCAGGATAATGTCCACACTTAACACAATAATCATTACTGTATTGATGATTAGTATCATTCAACCTTTCTTCATCTGACAGGTTTGCATTAACCACTGCCAACCACCATATGCTTAGATTTAATATGTAATATTACCTCATCTACACAGCAGAATTCCTTACCACAATGTATGCAGTGTCTCACATCACCATATGCTGGGGTCATCCTGTCCTCTGAGCCTTTATCTGTCTGAATATGTTTTCGATATCTCCCTGTCTATACTCTGTCTTTTCTGTGACAACTATCTTAGAGTTTAGATCATTAATTGATTTAACTATACCTAGTAGGGTGTTGACTTCACTCTTTGTGTTTCTGTCTGGTATATTACCATCCATCTTTGCCTGAGTCAATGCCATTAATACATTCTCAAATGAAAGTTTGGCTAACATATCCATCATGGATTTTAAATCCTCTGGGTTTCTTGTGTCAAGGGTATTTATCAGATTAATAAAGTCATTTCTTATAGCACATACAGCACCAGCCTCATACTTTGGACACTTACCATTCCCACCATCTTCTATTGACCTATATACACATTGATCACATAATGCAGGTACGTTTGCTGTCTTTAAATGCTTGGCTGAATTGAATGGTGATATTGTTTTATGTTTATTTTCTTTCACAAGGTTTTTATTACCCACTGCTTCTATCTTAAATAGATCTTCTACCATATTGCAATTACTAAATCAAAGCATTTAAGTATTATTGTTTAAAATTCATGTCGTATATTCCAAGTGTTTTACACATAGGCATATACAGTACAGCTATTGGTAGTTTTAGTAGTGAAGAGTAGTCATCTTCTAATACAGAACTACTACGTACCCCCACAATTTCCAAATTCTGTTTGTACTTTTCAAGTACAGAGGCAGTTTGGGATTTCATACCCTTTCCTTTCCATCCAAAAAATAATGAGAAAGTAGAATTACCAGACCAAACCTCTGTCTTTCTTGACATTGCAGCAGATATCCAACCACTGGTATCCAAACTTTCGAATGGTCTCTTCTCTATGTATTTACCTTTGGCAAGCCCATGATATTTTACATTCCGTGGTAGTTTTCTTATCTGGTCCTCAGTCTCTAACTTACCATGCACCTCTCCAAGACAGATATAGTCTCCTGTTTTTGGTTTAAGTTTAGATAAATGTTGAAGATAATTCTCCTGTAATATAGGAAGTGTCCAGTCTATCCCATCCTCTCTCTCTTTCTTAAGATACTTTAATGTTTCATCCATCTTATATAATACATCAAACTGTGTAGCATATTCATAATATTCTTTCTTCTTCTTTAGGAACTCACGATATTTATCAGGTCTTCCTCCAGATACTTTTCCCTTTGTTCCAGGAACCATAAATATAGAATCAAACTTATTACTATACTTACCAATATTTGCGTAAGAATATCTATGTGATAGTAACACATTCCTTACCCCACACCTTTCAAGTGCTTCTAAGGTATATTTATTATTCGCGTTGAAATATATCTTCATCTGCCAACACCCATCGAAGAGCCCTAATAATACCCCTCCGTTCATCATCAGGTATATCAATAAGTAGTGGTGGTATTAATGTCTGTGGTAACATTCCAGTCTGGTCAACATTTTCATGGAGTAGTTTCTCTTTTGTGAAGAGAATTAAATCTCTTATACTTTCTTCAGTCTTCATATGTCTCACGCTCATCTGTAAAACAAACGGAGGCATAGGGGCACATGCCATCACAAAGAAAGTTCTTTGTTCTTGGTGGTAGTATTTTCTTTGATAATGATTCTTTGATTACTTTACATTTCTCAATCATACTGGTTAACGTATCTTCTATTGGTTTCAATTTGAAAGCTAGTGGTATGATCTTATCTCTCTGGTCCTTTTCTACCTGGTTTGACATGTAGATAACACATCCAAAGTCTGCCTCTATACCATAACATTTCTGTAATAGGACACGGTATACATTGATTTGATCTACGTGGGTTTCACTTGGTCTTGATGTAGCCCTCTTAAAGTAATCAATAGAGCCAGTTGTTTTCTTGTCACAAATAACCCACTTATCTCCTACCTGTATTAGGTCATCAATAGAGCCATAAATAATATCAAGGTGTCTTGGGTCATCTTCTGGTATCTTCTTGGCTTCTTCTAAAGTAATTGGTTCATCTCTTACCCAATTGTAACCAAGAAACATCTCATTATGATCCTTTTTTCCTAAAAGAGTTTTAGCGTGTACTATCTGTCCAAAGAATAATGATTTCATGTCTTCGGTACTCATGCCTGTTCCAGGCATTGTTTTACTATAAGTAACATATCTCATACAGGGTTTAATTACATCTGAAACATGTATTTTACCAAGTCTCTCTGTTGTCATGGCTTCAACCTGTGCTTTTCTCATTGCAAAGTAAGCCTTGTTTGTTACGTCTTCTAGTTTTATCATTACAGATGCTGGTATTAAAGGTAATATAAATGTTAGTAAGACTCTTCTATCATGAACGTGAAACTTGATGTCTGTTCTGATATGACTCCATTTGAATCCAGTAACTCGACTTCACCCTCCCATCTTCCTGCATTGGCTAAGACTGTATCTGTTGCTGAAAGGGGATATGATATTAATCCACTTGCTCTTGTTGTGTATGTTATAGCCCCATTTATTAATAGAGTTCCTCCTGGTTTCCATACTTTCCACAATCCTGTAGCATATGTGACTGAGTTTGACAGGTCTTTTGCAGTGCCTGAACTGTCTGCGACTGTTAGTTGTACTGTGGCTCGGCTACCTACTTTTACTTTAAATTCGATTGCTCGACCCTCCATGTCTATACTTCCAGCCATTATCTTACATTCCCTTTGCTACTATATAAGTTATATAATATTATGTACTCCTTACGGTTTTACTTTTGTCTGTTGTTCTTACAGTATGTGACTTGTCACTGGTCCTAGCAGTTCTGCCCTTAGTCACAAGACCTGCCATTAGAAGTTTAGCCAAGCCATCAGAGATTGATAGTGCTTCTGCTACTGCCCTGACTAGTTCTCTTGATGTGAGAGTGCTTTCTGGTACAGCCTCAGTTTCATTCACATATCTATTTAAACCAATAAGACGATTTACTGCCTCGCTTATATCTTCAGACTCGTTTACATACTTTACCATCACTCTTATTATAGTTGATGTTTCTGGTAATGATACTACCTCATTTAGTAATCTTACTATAGTTCTTATAGTACCATCAAATTCTTGAAGTGATTGTGTCTCATTGATAGACCTTAGTATGGCTAACAGTCTGGAAGATGTCTCTGTCAAATTCTCTGTTTCATTAATGGATCTCAATATGGCTAGTAGTGGTGTGATATTCTCTGATAATGCCTCTACCTCTGATAGTATTCTAACCAAACTTCTTACTACGAGTGGAGATTCTGTTAAACTTACATTCTCATTTACCCATCCTATTATTT